TCAGCAAGGGTAGCTATAGCCTTCAATACTTCTTGATTTTCCATAATATCTCCTTGATTTGTAATTTTTGGGTGAGATCTAATTTAAACATGTGTACAGGATAATTCAAGAAATCTTTTTTAAATTGTTTTCTTGACAGATAATTTATGTTATGAAAGTAGCAGAAAAAAGAATGAACTACTATAATTTATCATCAAATATTATCGCTTGTGATAATTTTTTACCTCCCAAACAAATTGAAGATTTATATATTGATTTTCTTAATTATAGAAAAAAATTTGATATTCCTGGCTGGAATGACACTAAGAAACAAACAAAAGAATTTTTAAGTGAAAAATGTGGCGGATTAGACTTTTGGATTAATTGGAACGAATTAAGTAAAACACCTTCTTTTATAGAATGTCTAGATAAATGGTTTTTACATCAAGGATTATTTTTTTATACAACAACGCAAACTTCTAAAATTTTTAATTTATTAAGAAGACGTTTAAAATGGAATATACACGTTATTTGTTATAATCATGGTGGCTATTATAATTGGCATTGTGATACTTCAAATCAAAATATATTTACTTTTAATATTGTGTTAAACAAAGGCAGCGCTTTAAAAGGAGGAGATATGTTTTTTATGGATGATGACAAAATAATAAATGTAGAAAATAAAAATAATTATATGGTCGTTTTTCCATCTTTTGTTCCACATGCTATTTCTCCTTTATATTCTAAAGACGAAAAAGATGTTTCTTTTTTAGAACAAAGATTTAGTGTTCAATTTTGGGTATCTTTTGAATGAAAGCACAAACAAGTTTATTTGGAAGAATAGTAAAAAGATATGACATTCCTTTGGATGAAATAGAAGATTTAAATTTAAAATATGAAATTGAAAAAGAAAATCTTAATTCTTTTGGACCAAGATTAGCAGGAAGACTAGATACTGAATTAGAGTTTACTCATCTTTTAAAAGAAACAAAAATAGCAGCAACAATCGGTAAATGTCTAAATGACTACGTCGATACTTTAGAAAAACTTGGAATTTTTAATGAAGAAAAAAAATTGCATATTTTAAGTTGTTGGATAAATGACATGAAAGAGGGAGAGTATAATCCTCCTCACACACATAATACAAATGTTGGTTTTTCTACTGTTCTGTTTTTAAAAGTACCTGAACTTATAAATGATGTAAAAGATCCACATAAATTTATGGACGGACAATTAAGTTTTACGGACGTTGACGGTGCAGGTGTGACGTGGATGAAACCTGAAGTAGGTCATTTTTATGTGTTTGAAGCCAGGCATCAACATTCTGTAATGCCTTTTAAAACTAAAATAAAAGGAGATATTAGAAGATCCATGTCTTTTAATTTTATAAATAATGTTAAATAAAAAAATAAAATTTTGTGCAATTAATGAAAATATGTTGGATGTATGGCCTCATCCAGAACCAGCATCAAAATTTATACCAGAGGAATATAAAAAATTAAAAAGATTTGCAGATGATAATTTACATGCACCTACAGTTAAAACATGTATACCGTTTTTAGATTCTTTAACAGCAGGATATATAATTCCATTTGATCAAGATTATGTACTGGACGGTGTTGAAGATGAGTTTACTATAACACCTACTAATAGAGAACAACATGATTTTGGATTTCACGGTAAAATACAATTACCTGAAAAATGGCATAAAACGACAGGTAAGAATGCAGGTAAATTTCATAACAAATGGTTAATAAAAACACCGCCTGGTTATAGCTGTTTATTTATAAAACCAATGAATAGACTAGAACCTAGATTTGAAATTATTGCAGGAGTTGTAGATACCGATACTTATGTCAACGTAATAAATTTTCCTTTTATAGTTCATGAAAAAAACAAACAGTTTTTAATTAAAAAAGGAGAGCCTATGGTTCAAGTAATACCTTTTAAAAGAGAATCTTGGAAAAAATGGTCGGGTTTTTATTTTGAAAAATTACACGGCAAAACAATATCTCTTTTAAATAGTGTGTGGGTTGACAGATATAAAAGATTTTTTTGGAACAAAAAAAGTTTTAAATAATGCACATATTTGCAAATGTTGATGATTGCGCTTTAATTATTAATGATTTTTTGCCTTTAGATTTATTTCAAAAAATAGTTAATTTTAAATACGACGCTTCTTTTGATTCACATTTAAAATGGGAAAAATATCTTTATCAAGACAATCAGGACATTACCACTATGAAAAATATTAAGTTTTCTAATAAATTAGGTTTTATAGAAAAAGAAAAAATAAAAACAATTGATCCTATTTTTGAAGATTTTTTACAAATTATAATAAAATGTTCTTTTATCCCTTATCAAAAAAAATCAAGTCTTGTGTGTTCATACTATGAATATGATAAGTTTTCAGGGATTAATTGGCATAATGATGGTGACTATACGTTAAATTATTCTTTTTATATTCACGATGAGTGGAATGAAAATTGGGGAGGTGAGACGTTAATAAATACAGGAAGAGGGCTTCCGCTCTCTACAAGTCCAAATCCCAATTCTTTATTAGCAATAAAAAACGGTGTAAAACATAAAGTTAATTGTGTAATAGGTCCTAAAAAAAGAAAAGTTATACAAGTAAGGGGAATGTTTTACGAATAATTAGGATCGTAGTCTTTCCATGTTTCATTTGCAGTAGCTGTTCCCGCATTTGCCGCATTAGTATGAGCTGTTTTTGCAGCTTCAATCTGTCCTTTTCTTGTTTCTGCCCAAGTTAATAAATTAGCGACTGTAGTTGATCCATAAGCGGTGTCAGAAGTAGCATTTAAATTTGTATTACCAGTCATATTACCAGTTGAGGCATCTTTACTTTGCACCTCATTTTGTCCAATTAAATCATTCCAAATAATAAAGTGAACTGTATCTGGAACTGTAGGCATTGAGTTCCCTTTATCTGCCCATTCAATTATATAATTTTCATCTATTATTATCTTTTCTTTGTTTGCTATTACAATTTGAGTTGCCATCAATATCTCCTAATGTTTGATAATATAGTTAACCACCACAAAAGGTGAGAATGAATTTGTACCTGCCGCTGTGACAGATCCAGTTAAACTTGTTGTAATATTACCTGTTAGCGTTCCAGATAAAGTATGTGAGTGAGTATGACCTGTGCCTGAACCTTCATTTTTAACAGAGCTTCCACCACCTGCTGCCTGCACCCCATCGCCAGTATTCCATCGATCAGTATTACTATAACCAGTAAACCCTCTTTGATATGAAGTAGATTGTAAACTATAATTGTTGCCAGGGTTTGGACTCGCTACATCAGCAACACTGAAATCGTGTCTATGAGAAGCTAATTGTGCAGTTGTTAAAGATGTATTTGAAATAGAACCTGTAATAGTTACCGATTGGTTTGTAGCATTTGTAGCCGCTTGGTTATTGGTCACCGCAACGGTAATCGTATTTGCACCGCCAGTTCCTGCTAAGTTATATGTATTACCATCATAACCTTGTGGCATTTTACCTTGTAATTGAGGAACGTTGAAAGTTGTTGATCCATCACCAGATCCATAAGTTGTAGAAATTACAGCGAATAAATCTGCATAAGTTGATCTTGATACAGCACCTCCATTACATAATAAGTATCCATCTGGTGCTGTAGTTTTAGTCCAAGGCTTGATTGCGCCTACTTCACTTCTGTTTACTATATCTTGTAAATTAGCCATAATTAATCGTTATACTTTAATCTCCAACCATTGTCACTGTCATTGTACACCAACGCAAATCCAGCCCCATTAGTTGATACTGTTAAATCTGAAGTAGCTCCTTGTATCTTTTGAGAGTTACGACCTACTGTTAAATTTTCTGCACCGAAAGTTCCTTCAGCATCAATAAATTTTACTTGATCACCAATTGAAGGTGAAGCAGGTAGAGTTATTGTAAAAGCACCACCAGATGTATCTGCAAAAATATTATCTCCTGCTGACGCAGTGTAAGTTCCAGTTTTTTTAATCCATGACTCACCTAAACCTGCTAAAGTAAAAATATCATACCAATTAGTTCCGTCAGTTGCTACTAATCTATATTTACCATTTGCTACAGTAAGAGTATTACCACTAGCTCCTAGTCTTGCTGAAATATCTGCACCACCAGAAATGTTATTATAAATACCATAAGTTTTTTGTGTAGCTGGAAACTGTAAAGTGTGAGTTGTAGAAACTGTACCTGTTAAAATTAATTGACTTTGTCTTGCTTCGTTGTTTGCTTGAGTTTGTGGACCATCGCCGTTTGTTAGCGTAGTTGAAGTTCCTGTTGTGATAGCTTTAGAATAAACACCCGCAATTGCGAATTCAAAAACTTGAGAGAAGTTATTATTCGTAATAGTGCCCCAAGTACCTGAATTTGCTCCTGTTGCTTGTAGCTCTATTCGTAAGCCTGTTGAATAAGTTGAACTCATTTAATCTCCTAATAAAGTTTTAGTAATTATTTTAAAGTTTGTCAAAACTTTTATGCGGCTTTATGGACTTCTGTCCAACTTATATCCGAGTTAGAATCATCTACAACAGACCAGAAAGTCCCTTGCAGAGTTCCAGTTGTACTTGTAGCAGAAACGCCAGTTAATGTAAAGCTTACATCTGTGCGAATATTTAATGTTCCAATGCTAGATGTAATAGAAACACTAGGTGCTTCGTAGCTGGTTTCTTGCGTTTCATCCCCTAAAGAAGCTGTCATTCCGATACCAGTAACAAATACTGATGTTCCAACAGTGCCAACAGCAGATGTCATCGCATTACCAGAAGGGAATACAACAAATTCTGGATCTGCTTCTAATGTGCCTAAAGAGACATCAAGTTGAGGTTCACTTGCAGCAACAACAGTTACTTGTGAATCACCTGATATTGAGAAAGTTCCTATTGATGAAGTAGTTGCAACTCCAGTTACAGATATGTTCTGATCAGTAGTAACTGTTTCTGTTCCTAAAGAAACTGATAAAGCTTGACCCGTCAGTGCTTGTGATATTCCAACAGCACCCCATTGTTGATCGCCCCAACCAATAGAACTGCCAGTATTAATGTCTGTGTCACGGTTCCAACCAGTTGTTTTTGTAACTGAGCTTGACTCGTCTCCTATAGAGGAAGTAAGAGCAATGCCAGTGACAGAAATATTTTGATCGGTTGTAACTGTCTCCGTGCCTAAAGAAGCAGTAAGAGCAATGCCAGTTGGATTGACTTGAGCGATACCTGTAGCAGTAAGAGTGCCTAACGCAGACGTTAAGCCAATACCAGTTACAGATATGTTCTGATCAGTCGCAACTGTCTCAGTACCGAGAGATGACGTGAGGCCATTACCTGTAACAGAAACAGGTGCTTGTTGGTTCCAGGCACCACTGCTCCAAGTTTGTCGGCCCCATCCTTGGATAGAGGCCATGAATTATCTCCTATGCTATTCTTAAAATTGCAGCGGTTGCTTCAGCAGCAGGGAACGTAATAGTAAATGTTCCTGA